AGCGTCATTAAAAGTCTTAGCTTGCATATCTTCAGCTATTTTAGTAACGTAATCAGTACGTTGTTGTATAGAAGCTGGATCTTGTGAGTATGCTTTTATATCGTAAGATCTATCTGCCATACCGTTAACAACTATATCTACAAATTTTGGTATAATAGGTACAGGCTTCCAGTCTAAATTTAAATAAGATAAATCACCGTTGATAGATAACTCATCTTTATATTTTCTAACTGACTGCTCACCTCTAGCATATAGCCTTAAAGAATTAAAAGCTCCTCTAGACGAACCGTATCTACCAGATCCGTTCTTGTCATTATAGTCGTTTTTATTGTTAAACCACTCATGCTCAATAGCTCTACCAACTTTAGCGCCATACTCAGATGTCATTTTTTCTAAATCACTAACCGCTTGGCTGGGAAAAGAACTTTTTATAGCTTTGTTAACCATTTATTTAAATTATTTTTGATCTTGATCCTTTATTGTCATACCTTTTTATACCAAGGTTTATGTTTACAACTTGTCTCTGTTGCGTTGGCGCGTAAAGATTTTTATTACAAGCCATTATAGCAAGTCCAGAACTTATTGAAGCATCAAATTTTGTTCTATTATTTATATCAAACTTAGCCCAGTCTTCTAACGTTCTATTAAAATACATATTACCATAGCCTTGTTCGTTTTGTCCTACATGTTTTTCTATATAAGACTCTATAGCTGCAGCATGAGACTGTTTCATATCTACAGACGAGTTAGGTATACCACCTATTTCTTTTTCAGTTACAGATAACTTATTATAAATCTTATCTGGTCTATTCATTGAGTAACCTCTATAACCTCTTCTTTTAAAATGATATAAAAGTCTAGGTTTATTATTTTCTGCTAATATTGGCATGCCGTAAAATACACAAGCCATAAGTACATCTTCAAAAAATATTTCAGCAGTCTGTGGTCTAGCAACATATTCTAAAAAAAACTGATTAGTAGGTGCTTCTTCCATTGAAAACTTAGTAAGTCCATGTAATGCACCGTTTGAACCTATACCATCTACAGTACCTGATATGTCATAACTATCACAACCAAATGCTCCTATGTGATCATTAGCAGGATATTTAACACCGTTTTTTAAACGCATACGGTTTTGCATTTCAACTATTGGTACCCAAGATATTTTAAATCTTCCATTTTTACTTGGCATAAATTCTACAGTAGTATCTTTAATACCATTTTTCCATTGAAACGAACCTGTTGTTACTAGTGTTGAATTTATTAAATCGTCGTTATAATCTATTTGTTCGTATATTCTAGTTAGATTAAACAAAGACTGTTTAGCTTCGTCTCTAAAAGCATGGCTTTCAGTTCTTGGAAACTGTCTGTAAAATTCATTTAAACTGTCTTGATCATTTTTTAAGCCTTCTACTTCGTTTTGCCAATAATCAATTACACCTTGTCTTATTTTATCTCTAGCTGCATCAAGTACCGGTTGGTTTGGAGTCTCGAATACAGGTGCTCCATACATATCAATATATCCCTCGTAGTTCCATTCCATAGGTATGAACAAAGAATATAATCCTGAAGCAGTCTGTCCATTGCGATTTCTTTTTGTAACATCTGAGTCATAGTACAGTTTTTTAAAGTTATCACCACCTTTTTCTAATGAGTTACTTGTTGAACCCATCATGCATTTACCTATAATTTTACTACCTAATCTTAACGTCGTTTTCGTAACCCTCCAGTTGTTGAGGATGTTGTTCGGCTTCTCCCACTTGCCGCTTTCATCGTGGACGAGGAGTTTAAGCTTCTCACCGTCGTACGAGTTGTCGCCTGTGTTTTTCCAATCGATTGTTGTGTCAAGCCCGTCGAGTTCCTGTAACTTCTCGTTTGTCTCAAGTTTTTTGCGGGTAAACTTACTCGCTGGTACTCTGTACGCGAGTTCTGTCTTTGGACGGTCCATTCCGTCCTGAATTGGTTTGAAAAAGAAGGGGTAATTAACCGATATCGGTACCACCTTGTCGGTAAACATCTTCTTGGCATCAGGACCAGACTTTGATAATATCCCAAACCTAGAGTCGCTTGATATTGTTGCCATATTAACGCACTCCCCGGACGCCATAAAGGAAAACCCAGAACGTCTGTTCTTAAGGTAACACATTCCATAGGATCTATAATCGGCCTTACAAGCTTCCCAGAATATGTAAAATAATCTATTTGATTCACGGAAGTCTGGTGCTCCCACGTCGATTTTACTCCACTGCAAGTACATGTAATGAGTACCAGTAACGTAAGTAGGAACGTCTTTGTTATAAAACCAAAAACCTTCCTCCCTGCGGGTAAACTCATTATCGATGTAATCATACCACTGTTCTTTAAATTCTGTAGGATATTGCTCCCAATCAAATACTGATTTTATTCTTTTTAATACTTTAGGGTATTCTGTATATTCCCAAGTATTTGAATTAAATTTTTTAATTTCAACAGGTTTTGGTAAAGCTATTTTAAGGTTTTGTATTTCAATTATTTGATCTATTTCACCTGTTTTAGATATAACAACTATATCATAGTCTTCGTTATATCCGTAATCCCACTTCTTATACCTATTGTTTTTATTTAATGTTTTAGGCTTTATGTAGTCTTTTAGTATTTTTACTAGAGTTTGTTCGTAACTCATTTTGATCTACCTTCAGCAAAACCTTTAAAAGTTCTAGTTTCTTTAACTTCTTTAGGTTTATCATTTAACATATCTTCCTCTTCTTGTATTCGAGTAAGTATTTCAAAAGCATCGAATATAGCTAGCTTTTTTGTTGCTGCTGCATTTTTTAAACGATCAGCAGATATATCATCATCTGAATCAACTATAGGTTCCTTAGCAACTTTAATAAGTTCCTCCACAGCCTTTTGCCCAGCTTGGATTATATTCAACTTCGTCTCCTTTGTGTTCATATTTAATTGTAATATCTTTGGACTGCATGCGGTATAATCTATTATTATCTATAATAAACTCATACTCACTATTAAGGTTAAAACCTATTAAGTCTCCTTCGTTTATTCCTAACGCTTCTAACGACTTATTACCATATTTTAATATACCAATATGCTTTCTTTCTTTTTCAGCCGTTATAATGTCTTTTTTATTATTAAGTATAGGTTTAATAAAACAGTAGTTTAAAGGAGCTTTCCACTGGTTATTTTGCATGTATAAAAATATTTGATCAAAATAACAAAAGTACATATCTTCTTTAAAATACGAACTACTATTTTTTTCTCTACCTTTTATATCGTAAAACCTTCTAAAAACATTATGGTGTACTATTACTTTGTCACCAACTTTTATATTTGTTTTACCAACTAAAGGTATTGATTTAACTATACCAACTCTATTAACAAACTTATGATCGTCCATTGTTGTGTTAATAATAAGCTTTTTACCGTTGATTTCTATTTCATTATTATACCTATTGTTCTCAGGTTCTATAATAAAATTGTATAAACTTTGCATTAATACTCTAGATTATATTCTATTGAAACAGCCATATTGGAATTAAATTTTTTCCAAGGTATTATTTCATTGTTTTTTTCTATATATATATTATATGATCCGTCGTTTTGATCATGTAATATATCACAGATACAATGACCTCCGTAGACTTGTTGACCTACGGAGTAATGCATTGCTTCATTTTTATAATCTGTACCTATACTTATTTTTCTAATTAGCTTCGCCATCTTCTTCAACTTCTTCTTCTACGATTTCTTCGTAAGATCCGTCTTCAAGATTTACAGTTATTTTACCATATTTTTCTTCAAGAGTAGCATTTAACTCTTTTGACTTACTTACTACTTCTGCAAAAGCGTGAAGCAGCTCGTGCTTTTGTGCTTCGACAGCGCCTACATCAGATATTAATCTTAACTTAACAGACTCTTGAGCTTTTAACTGTTCTAGCTCTTTTTCTTCAATTTTTTTACTCATTTTAATTTGATTTAATTATTATTTAATTTACTATATACTAATCACTTATAATAAGGTTTATTTACCTTTAAATAAGCTTGTAGCCTTTTCTGTTGTACGCCCACCGAAATAAGCTAACACAACAGCCATCATTACTTTTTCAAACGTATCGTTCCACGTAACACCTATGTTAAAAGGTATAGTATCAACTGAATCTAATATACCAGCTAAAGAAAATATACATATACACCACACTAAAACTAATGGACGTACATTTTTAGATAGCCACGAGTCAGACATACTATCTGCTTGCCAACGCGTTGTTATAGCTTCTATTTCTTTATTTTGTTGCTCGTATATTAACTGTTGTAATTTAATTTTGTCTTCAGTACTTACATCTGCTTTAGTTATTTCTGCTATAGCTTCTTTAGGTGTTGTAACACCTTGTAAAACTTGCCCAAGCGTTGGGTTAATCATACCTGCTGCTCCTAGCAATAACTTGCCTACGGTAGTATCTTTAAACTTTTTTTTATTACTCATTACCACTTAACTTTATTAGCCCAGTAAGCTGCACTTAGCTTACCTTTTGCTATGTTCTTTCTATGTCTAGCCTTAAAACTTTTACGTCTTGCTTTTTGTTTAGCTGATTCACCTTTTTTAGGTTTACCGGCTGTTGTAACACCTTGCTGACCAAACCTTATAATTTTCTGAATACCACCAGAGCAAGCTTTAACCACGTGTGATTTAGTCTTGTGACTGGGAGTTCTTCTTGGCTTATTACAAGCCATTTTACTTTTATTTAGTTTAGCCATTTTGTATTACAATTTTAAAGCAGCAATACGACTTGCTTGATCTGTAGATAAAGTAGATACGAATAATTCTTGAGCCATTTTTAATCTTAAATGACCTTCGCTTCTGAATAAATCACCAACTTGATCTTCAGTTCTGTCTTTTTCAGCAATAGCTTGAATAGTTTCGCATATTACAATATTATCTACTGATGATGCTACGTCAATGTTTGCTTGTTCCTGTGTGTACTCCATTTTGTTTTTTTTAAAAAAAAATTATTAATTATTATTTGTTTTCTAGTTCTTTTACTTTAGCAGAAAGATCTTGAACTGCTTTTACTAATATTGGTATTAAGTTTGATTCTGTATATAATAGTTTTTCTGGTTCTTTATTATTTATTATAACAGGGTTTTCTCCTTCAAGCTCTAATATTTCTTGAGCAAGAAAACCGTATCTTTTATAACCATCTCCTTTTGTACTGTTTCTATTACTTTCCTCTTTAAATTCATATGATGTAGGTTTTAATTTATCTACAAAATCTAAACCATGAGGAATTGTTTCAAAATTAGTTTTATCTCTTTTATCTGATAAAACTGTTAATGATACTTGACATTTAAAATCAGTAATAGAGCTATTACCTAAAAGTATTTCATTACTGCCAATAGAACCACTACCGGCACCATAGCCTATAACAACAGAGTTACTAGCGTTTGTAGCTACGTTTGCGCTTTCACCTATAATAACATTATTAGATCCAGTAGTAAGAGCGTCACCGGCGTTAGCACCAAGTATAGTGTTATTATCACCAGTTGTAACAGCAACACCAGCTTGCCTACCTACAGCTGTATTAGTAGCACCACCATTTTGTACTTTAAGTGCTTCATGACCTATAGCTGTATTAAAGCTTTCAGTATCTTCTGCGCTTAAAGCTTCTGCACCTACTACTACTGTTCCAGCTCCTGTGGTTAAAGCGTCACCAGCTTGTGTACCTATAAGCGTGTTAAAATTTCCTGTTGTAACAGCAGCACCAGCTTGCCTACCAACAGCCACATTATAAGAAGCGCCGTCTTGTACTTGTAGAGCGCCTTGACCTATAGCTGTATTAAAATTACCAGTATCTTCTGCACTTAAAGCTAAGTGGCCTAATATTGTTGATCCAGAT